CGGGCGGGCCTTCTCGCATCACGTTACGCAATAGCACCATGATTTCTCCCCGGTCGTCAGAGTTAATCACCCCCGCCGCAGTTTCCAATCCCTGCTTGCTGGCCACGCTGGAGCGGTCTTTGATAATGCCAACGTACCCGGCAGGTATCGCCATAGCGAATCCCGTACGCATCAGGTACTTCTCGCCAGGGTAGATCTGTGTCGGTAGTGCGGCTCTCAGGTCGAAACCGGCAGAGCCATCGGTTGCCTGTGCCGGTATGGGTAGGTCATGCTTATAGGTGCGCTTAATCTTGATCATTTGCCTGTCCTTCCACATCAATCAGCTTCTCCAGATAGTGCTGCGCCTTCTTGAGATCTTCCACCCCATTCTTGTCTTTATACCGGGCGATGTATTTAATCACATTTCCCCGCAGATATGCCGCAAACTCATCGCGAGTCATCCATGCTGACATCACATCCCACGGTTGAATGGTCTTGCTTGTGTAGTGAGTTCCGCCGACTTGATGGTTATCCGAATTTGTAAACAGTCCCGTCGGGGGTTCACCCCCTGACCCTTCAACGATGTAGCTCTCAAATTGCGCACACCCATCAACGATAGCCAAACGACTAACACCCTTTAAGCATTTACCACTGGGCGCAGAGTTTTTACACATAGTGCATTTCGCGGCGCATTCTTCGTATAGGTGACAGTCAGACAGTTTCAATTCATCAACAACAAACCATTGCATCGTTATAAACCGAGAGTGCAAGCTGTTTGAACAGTGAACTTCACATTTCCCGTTGCGTTCCACCAAGTACTTACAATTATTTCTACAGATCTTCTCTGCCATCTTCCTCACCATCTCTTCCCCATTTAACACCGGTCCACATTACCGGACTGCTATCGATACCAAGCTCATCCATCCACTCAAACGGATCGTACTCCGGCTTCCGCCGATTGTCGTCGTGCGCTCCGCCCTTGCGGAGTATTTCGTAGTCGAATCGGAGTTTCATACGCACCACCCACATATAAACCTGCCGCACGTAGGACAAGTGCAGCCGTAGGCATCATCGGAATACGGGGCAAACTCTATGCCATTATCCACCAATTCACCAGATCTGTTTTGCCAAGCTCTACAGGCGTTATCAAGATTCCAATCGCACTTAGGATATTCCAGCTTTATAGCGGCTTCAATCTTGTGGCATTCGCAATCAGGGTCGTCATATGGTTTCATCCTACCACAACCCCTCCCTTTCCAGAACCTGAATCACCATCTCCATGCTCGAATCCTTAACGCCAGGGTCGCCAGCTTGAATCTTGCGAAGGATCGGATAGGGAATGTCCGTTAACTGCGCCATGCGGTACAAGCCCCGCCGCTTGAGTATTTCAGATACTGCCTCGCGAGTTTCGGTGTTAATCATCTTTCCCCCAAATATTCGTTGATAATTTCCATTGCATGATCGGCACCATACGCCACATCCGCAGCATATCCGACTGATCGCATCAGATCAATCCAGTCTTTTTGCGATTTTGATAATTTGCCGTTTTTGCGTTTTTTCATTTCCAGCCATAGCCCAAAATATTGACCGATTGGCAATGCCAGGAATAAATCTGATACACCAGGCAATACGCCTTCGGCTTTTAGTTTTTGCGCAGTAACAATGTTTCTTTTCCCGCCGTTCGGAATGGCTATTAAATATTTTCCATACTCGAACTTTCGGCATCGCGATACCACCAAAACCTGCTCTTCATGCTCGCTCAAAATTTCGTCTTTTTTTCGCATTTTCACCTCGTACAATTTGCCACAACAATTCATGGTACTTTCGTACTGTGTCTATAGACACACAGTACGGTACGGTACCACTCTTGATTTTTGTCATATTGGTACTAAAAATGGTACTAATTTGGTACTTTTCGGTACTTTTTTAAGTACCATCATATATATTCATGTCCGAAAAATCATCAATCATCATATAACCATGACTGATTTGTGAAATTATGGAATTTTTCAACAAAGTACCAAGGAACCGATCATCAGCCTCTTTCATATACTGATTTATGGTTGCTTTGCTGTAATCCATTGCCGACTCAAAATAATTCTTTAATCCAGACTTCGACACATAAGGCGCGCCGTCAATTCTTTCCTTTCCGGAGTGATACCAAGCTTCTTTGAAAGTATGCCTGGCGGATGCCAGCTTCTTGTCAACCTTGTGAACTTCCGGAGCATCTTCCGGCATGAGGATGGCGCTTGTCACCGGCTCGCCATCTTCATCTAGCCATCCTGGTATTTCTACCGATTGCAGAGAGAAAAACAGGCTCTCTGCTAACTCTGCATCTTTTGATTTTCTCTGCACAATCTCTATCGGTCGATTTGGCTTTGACGGAATCACTGATATCTCGATGTCTAACGCGCCACGCCATGCGCTTGATCCGCGTGCGCGATGCTGCGCCTCTTCACTCACTCCGGTATGGTGCACCAGCATCACGGAGCAATTAAACTCCCGCATGAGTCCTGCGCAGGCATCTAGCATGGTCTTTGCGTCCTGGGCGGAGTTTTCATCGCCCGCCATGAATCGGTGCAGTGTATCGACAACAATCAATTTCGGATTGATGTCTTTATCGCGTATATTATCGATCACTCGCAGATATCCATCTGGTTTATTCAGGTCGCATCCATCGCGGGAAAGCCACATTTTAAGACTTGATGCCGATTTGTGATGACACCATGCCGCGAGTCTTGACCTTAATCCGTGATGCCCTTCACCGGCCAAATAGACGATATGACCATGATGGATGCGCAGGCCGTTCCACTCCGGATGCCCGGCAGCAATCGATAGACACCAGTCCAGCACGACGAATGTTTTCCCGCCTCCGGATGGACCGTGAACCATAATGAGCGCGTTACTCTGAATCCAGTTTTTGACAATCCAGCTAATCGGCGCAGGTTGCGAACGCCAATCATCGGCAGGAATTAACCAGTCATCGGACGGTGGATTCAGCAGAGCATCCAGATCATGCCCGGATTGCGCGTAGTCGTTTGCATCGCCCGGAATTGGCGGAATAATCACCCTGCATCCGTATTTTGCGCTTGCCTGATCTGCGTATTTTTGACCAACTCCTGATTTGTCGTTGTCGGCAATAATGACAATCTGCGCAGATGGGTATTTATCTTTAATCAATCCAGTCACCGGCACGAGATTGGATGCGGAATAGGCAATCACCACCGGGCAATCTGTGAATTCATGAATGGTCGCAGCGGTTGCGAATCCTTCCGCTAGATAAATTTTTTTAGCCCCATCAATATCGCCTATGTGCCAATATTTTCCGCCCGTAGCGGCTCCGGGATGGTAAAGCTTCCCGCCATCACTATCGATATATTGCAGTGACGATAAATCTCCGCTGACATCATAAAGCGGAACCATCAATCGACCATCTCCGGTTATTTTTGCCCCGTGCGGATTTACGCCCTTTTTCTTAAGGTATGGGTGATCCGGCGAAGCTTCTGCTCCATTCTTCCAGATGATATCGACTGTATCCGCTGCCGTTTCCTGCCGCTTTTTTATATCTGCATCGCGGATCGCTTGCGCCTCTCTGCGCCTCGCAAGCAGTCGCATATGTTCCTCTGCGCTAAGTTTTCGGCCTGTATCAGCGGTCCAGTTGATAGACTCGCCGGTTCGCCAGTCGCCGAATACGCCGCAAGCAATTCCATCCGCAAACCCGACATACCATCCTGTCTTATCTCCTGCGCCTGGCTTTCCTTTCGATCCAGAGTTAAATCGATGGATTTTCCCATCAAGATAAATCTGATCCGGCGCAGTCATTCCTGCGCCTTCAATCGATTGATGCAGCTGCATCTCTGGCGGATCTGGCTCTGTTATTTTCGGTAAAAAATACTCTCCGCCGAGTATCAGTGTCAGATCTGCCATCCGCTTTCCTCCAAGAATTTGCTGATGCGCATTATTGTATCAATAGTGGGATTTAAATTTTTCCCGTCGCGAATGTCCGTGATCGTCGTTCGCGATAATCCAGTATGAGCGATAACTTTTTTAATGCTGATGATCTTTAATGCTGATTGCAGTTTTTCTAGATTTGGTTGCATTTTTTTACTCTCCGTTGTTGACAATTCACAATATATCCGATTATGATTCATCCATCAACCAAATTGCATAGGGCAGACAGAGTTGATTAAAGAGGGTTAAACAATGGCTATAAATCTCCAGAGAACCGGGAGCATTGGCGCGAATTGCGTCAAGATTCTGGTTTATGGTCAATCGGGAGCAGGGAAAACATTCCTGATCCCTTCACTTCCGGATGTCGTTGCCTTCTCAGCGGAAGGCGGATTGATGTCCATCAAAGATGCTGATATCCCTTTTATCAGCATCTCCAGCATCGAAGATCTGCGCGATGCCTACAAATGGGCGACAGACTCGCAAGAGTCTGCGCAGTTCAAATCTTTTGCAATCGATTCGATATCGGAGATTGCGGAAGTCGTTTTAGCGCACGAAAAGAAGCGTGCCAGGGATCCGCGTCAGGCTTATGGCGCGATGCAGGACGAGATGGCGGACATCATCCGTCGGTTTCGAGACATTCCGGATCGTCATGTCTACATGAGCGCGAAACTCGAAAAGATTCAGGATGAGATGGGGCGATTGCTTTACGGCCCGTCCATGCCTGGCAATAAAGCGGCGCAGGCAATCCCGTATTTTTTCGATGAGGTGTTTGCGCTTCGAGTCGAAAAAAACGAAGATGGCGAGCCTATCCGTGGGGTGCTATGCAAGCCGGATGGTCAGTGGCAGGCAAAAGACAGATCCGGAAAGCTGGATTTGTGGGAAGTGCCGGATTTGGGCGAAATCATCCGAAAGATTGGAGGCGAACAATGAATATGCACGAAGCCGACATTAATATGCTTGCATCTAAATGGATGCAGTACAAAGCCGAAGAAAAAAAAGCTGCTGATCTTCGCCGCGAATACGAAGATATGCTGATTCGCGCAATGCGAATCAATGAATCTTCGGAAGGAATAACGACGGAGAAAGCCGGAAGATATCGCGTAAAGGCAGTGATCCGGATGAATCGCACCATCGATTCTGAAAAGCTGCAAGAGATTGCGCAGGAAAACGGATTAACCGATTACCTGTCAACCTTATTTCGGTGGAAGCCGGAGATTAATGCCAGAGAATGGCAGAAAACCGATGAATCCATTACGAATACCCTTCTGCATGCGGTTACAACGAAGCCCTGCAGACCATCATTTTCAATCGACAAAATAGAGGAATAAATTATGCTACTCGACCAGGAATATAACATTAACGACCTGCCAGAACAGGATGAATTTGACGTTATCCCGGCAGGATGGTATCAGGCGGTCATTACGGAAGCCGAAGTTAAAACGACCAAATCCGGAAGCGGACAGTATATCGCCATCCGGTATGATGTCACCGGGCCTACTCATGAAGGTCGCGTCGTTTTTGGCAATTTGAATATCCGCAATGATAACCCGGTTGCAGAGCAGATCGGCATGAAACAGATGCGCGGAATTATGGCCGCTGGCGGATTATCCAGCGTTAAAAACTCCGATCAGTTTTGCGGTATCGCCCTGCAAATCAAGGTTAAAATCAGCAAGTCAGAAGAGTACGGTGATAAAAACGAGGTTGCCGATGTTCGGCCATTGTCCGGATCTTCGATGCCGCATCCAGCTTCCGCACCAAAGAAGTCGGAAAACGCACAACAAAAGAAACCCGGATCTGCTCCGCCATGGGCTAAAAAGTAACGTTTCAGCGGCCATGGATGGCCTTCATTGAGGGTTTTAATATGTCAGAAATACCAGAACCAAAGCAAGATATTGCAGAGCTGATTTATCGGCATTACGAATCTCAGCAGGAAAAGCCGCGTCCGCATCTTGGCGCGTCAATGCTAGGCCATTATTGTGATCGATGGCTATGGCTTTCGTTCCGATGGGCGGTTGTTGAGAAATTCCCAGGGCGGGTATTGCGCCTATTCGAACGCGGTCAAAATGAAGAGCGGATTATCATCAATAACCTGAAATCAATCGGAATCGATGTTCAGATAACCATCAACCAGACTCGCGTCAATCTTGGCGGACATTTGGGCGGATCGATTGATGCAATCATCAATTCAGGCATTCCGCTTGCGGCAAAAACAAAGCATATCGCGGAATTCAAAACACATTCGCTGAAATCATTCAACGACCTGATAAAAAACGGTGTTTACGAGTCAAAACCTCAGCACTGGGCGCAGATGCAATGTTATATGCATGGATCCGGCATTGATCGCGCTCTTTATGTCGCAGTATGCAAGGATGATGACCGGATATATACAGAGCGCGTCAAGTATGACCAGGATGCGGCAGAATCAATCATTGAACGAGGCCACAGAATTACATTATCCGAACGGATGCCGGAGCCTATCAGCTCTGATCCGTCATGGTATCAGTGCAAATTCTGCGCAGCTCATGAATTCTGTTTTGATACTGGACTAACTCGCGAGGTGAATTGCCGTACCTGCGCGCATTCCACTCCAGTCAGTGACGGTACATGGGATTGTGCCAGATTTGAAGCGAGCGATATCCCGATTGAGCATCAGTATGACGGTTGCGAGTGTCATGTTCTGCATCCGGACATGGTGCCCTGGCAGATATCCGATAGTCCGAACCCGCATGAAGCCGTTTACGAAATCAATGGCGTGCAAGTTAGAAACGGCGAACCATGCGCAAACTGCTACGGATCAAAAGAGATTATCGCTAACTCATCCGCGTGCGCATCCGGAGATCCAGTCATCGCGGATGTGCGTGAAAAGCTTGGCGCTCTTATTGTCGATTTTGATAATGACATTCCATTTTGAGGTGATTTATGAAGCTTCGAAACTATCAAAAAATGGCAATTGACATGACGTATTCATGGATAGAAAACAATCCTGGCAATGTCTGTTTGCAGATGCCGACAGGCTCCGGAAAGTCTCTAATCATCGCTGCATTGTGCCAGGATGCCCTGACACAATGGCCGGAGACACGAATTCTGATGATGACGCACGTCAAGGAGTTGATTGAACAGAATTCCGAAAAGCTGCGCACAGTCTGGCCGAATGCGCCGCTCGGAATTTATTCATCCGGAATTGGAAGGAAAGATCTTGACCAGCCGATCACGTTTGCGGGCATTCAATCGATTCGCAACCGATCCTCGCAGATCGGATTTGTTGACCTAATCATCATCGATGAATGTCACCTAGTAAGCCACAACGATGAAGGCGGATACCGAAAGCTGATTAGCGAGTTGACAGCTATCAATCCGCGATTGCGAGTCATTGGATTAACCGCCACACCCTGGCGATTAGGGCACGGAATGATTACCGATGCTCCTGCCATTTTTAACGATCTGATTCAGCCTGTAGGCATTATCGAGTTGATTACGGAAGGTTATCTTGCGCCGCTTCGGTCAAAGCTGACAGATATGCAGATTGATGTGAGCAAGGTTAAAAAGCGCGGAGGCGAATATATCGAGTCTGAATTGCAAGCCGCTGTTGACCATATTGAAATCACAATGCCGGTCGTTGATGAGGTGATCGCTCGCGCCGGTGACCGAAAGGCATGGCTATTTTTCTGCACCGGAGTCGATCATGCAAAGCACGTCGCGGATGCGTTGAACTCGCGAAATATCCCGTCTGCGTGCGTGCATGGCGGTACGCCAAAAAAAGAGCGTGATGCGCTATTGGCACAGTTCAAGTCTGGCGAAATTAAGGCAATGACGAATGCGAATATACTAACGACCGGATTTGATTACCCTGATATTGACCTGATAGCGTTTCTGCGTCCGACATTATCACCATCGCTTTATGTTCAAATGGCAGGACGCGGAATGCGACTAAAGTCACATACCGACCATTGTCTTGTTCTGGATTTTGCAGGATTGGTTAAAAGACATGGACCGATTACCGCAGTCAAGCCACCGTCAAAAGCTGGCAAAGGCGACGGTGCTGGCGATGCTCCGGTAAAGGTATGCCAGGAATGCGAAGAGATTCTGCACGTAGCGGTAAAAAAATGCCCGTGCGGGTATGAGTTTCCGATACCAGATCAGGCAAATCAAGAACCGACTCCTGTGCTGCACAATCAGGACATCATGAAAGAGGATGATCTTTTGTCAATGGATGTTTCCGCATGGTCATGGGCTTTCCACTTCAGCAAATCGAGCGGAAAAGAAATGCTGAAAACGACCTATTACGGCAATTTATCCGATCCGCCAATTACTGAATATTTTCCGGTTCAGCATGGCGGGCACGTTGGCGAGAGAGCAATCCGAAACGTTCTGACAATCGCTAAAAAATCAGGAATAGATCCGAAATCTATCGATGATGAGCTGGTATGGGCAAGCGATATTTTGCAGAAAGGCAAGAATCCTTCAATGATTCTTTACCGTAAGAATGGTAAATTTTTTGACGTTAAATCGCGGATATGGTAAGTTATATTTGCAATTTTGCATAACTGAGGGTTAAAAAATGGATTATCATGAGTTTTTAAAGAAGAAAACAGCTATAGCGGAGACACATGGCTACGAGGATCATCAGATCAATGTTCATCCTGCGTTAAAGCCTCACCAGGCAGATATTGTCAGGTGGGCAATCAGAGGCGGACGGCGCGCAATTCTTTGCGCATTCGGTCTGGGGAAAACACTAATCCAGCTTGAAATTATGCGCATCATTGGCGAGCTGGAAGGCGGACGATCATTAATCGTCATCCCGCTTGGCGTGCGCCAGGAATTTATGCGCGATGCGAAAATAATCGGAGTTGAGCCGAAGTTTATCCGCAGGATTGAGGAAGCAGTCGAAACAGGGATTTATCTGACCAACTATGAAACAGTCAGAGATGAGAAGCTGGATCCGAATCACTTTCTTGCCGCCTCATTAGACGAGGCATCCATTCTTCGCGGATTCGGCGGAACAAAAACATTCCGGAACTTTATGACACTTTTTGCTGGTGACGAAAAGAAGCTGGATTACCGTATTCGCCGCCAGTCATTGAAATACCGTTTTGTTGCAACTGCTACGCCCGCTCCGAATGATTTCATAGAGTTGCTGGCATATGCTGCATTTCTCGGCATCATGGATGTATCTCAAGGCAAGACGCGGTTTTTCAAGCGCGATAGCACAAAAGCCGACAAGTTGACTATTCATCCGCATAAAGAGCGCGAGTTCTGGCTATGGTGCAGCAGTTGGGCCATTTTCGTGCAAAAACCGTCAGACCTTGGTCATGACGATACCGGATACGCCTTGCCAAAAATGTCGGTTAATTGGCACGAAGTGTCAACCGTCAATTATAGCGCAGGCGAAGAAAAGGATGGACAATACCGGCTGATTAAAAACACCGCCATCAGCATCAGCGAATCTGCACGCGAAAAGCGCGAATCATTACCGTCTCGAATCGACAAGATGACTGAGATATTGCAGTCGGATCCAAGCAATCATTTTTTGATTTGGCACGATCTCGAATCAGAGAGGGTCGCTATTGAATCAGTCATCGGAAAGGAATTCAGTATATACGGATCGCAGGATTTAGAGCTTCGCGAAGATCGTATCTTGAAATTCTCTGATGGCGAATTGAAATATCTTGCGGCAAAGCCAGTGATTGCAGGATCCGGATGCAATTTTCAGCGGCATTGTCATCGCGCAATATTTCTCGGCATAGGCTTTAAGTTTAACGATTTTATACAGGCAATTCATCGCATCAACCGATTCTTGCAGGATAAGAATGTCATCATCGACATTATCTATACTGAATCAGAATCTCACGTGCGCAAGCAGTTGGAGCGCAAATGGTCACAACATAATACTCTGGTGAGCAAAATGACTGGAATTATCAAAGAATACGGATTAACACAAAATGCGCTAATCAGCGAAATGACTAGAGCAATCGGCGTTGATCGCATCGAGGTATCTGGCAAAAACCATCGCTGCATTCATAATGATTGCGTTTTGGAGATGGACAATTTTGAGGAAAACAGCGTTGATTTGATTCTTACATCAATCCCGTTTTCAACTCAATACGAATACAGCCCGAATTATGCAGATTTCGGCCATACGGATACGAATTCGCATTTCTGGCAGCAGATGGATTTTCTTATCCCTAAGCTACTGCGCGCATTGAAGCCAGGAAGGGTTGCAGCGATTCACGTCAAAGATCGAGTCGTTCCGGGAGGATTAACAGGCCTGGGATATCAGACTGTCTACCCGTTTCACGTTGACACCATTAATCATTTTTGCAAGCATGGTTTTGGATATTTCGGAATGAAAACCATCGTCACCGACGTTGTGCGCGAGAATAACCAGACATATCGACTTGGCTGGACTGAGCAATGCAAAGACGGTACAAAAATGGGTGTAGGTATGCCGGAATATCTGCTGTATTTCAGAAAAACGCCAAGCGAGACTGCAAACAGTTACGCAGATGAGCCGGTTGTAAAGGATAAAGGTCATTACAGCCGATCACGCTGGCAGACGGATGCGCATGGGTTTACCAGATCTTCTGGCAATCGGTTGCTTGATCCGCAGGAGCTATCATCTGCGCAGCATTCTGATATTTTCCAGATGTTTAAAAAATGGTCGCTTGAAAATATTTATGATTTTGAGCATCACGTTAAAATTGGCGAGCATCTGGATGCAAAAGGGAAGCTTCCGACAACATTTATGCTTTTACAGCCGCAAAGCTGGTCTGATGAAGTCTGGACAGATGTTACACGGATGTTGACGTTAAACGGAATGCAGCACGCCAAGGGCAAAGAAATGCATCTCTGCCCGATGCAGTTCGATATAGCCGACCGCGTTATCACGCAATTATCAAATCCTGGCGATGTTGTTCTGGATCCGTTCGGCGGGTTAATGTCTGTTCCATATCGAGCAATTAAATTGGATCGATTCGGAATTGGTATTGAGTTATCACATAATTATTTTCTTGATGGAGTTGCATACTGCGAAGCGGCGGAGCGCGATGCGGCAATACCTGATTTGTTCAATTTTATTGAAATGGAGCATCCAGAATGAGTATCAACAGCATTGCATTGTCGCTGGAGCAGTTCGCCAAAGATCGCGACTGGGATCAATTCCATACTCCGACGAATCTGGCGAAATCGATCAGCATCGAATCTGCGGAGCTTCTTGAATTGTTCCAGTGGACCGATAAGGCTGACATTGCAAAGGTTCGCCAGGAAATTGCAGACATTGCCATTTATTTGATAATGTTGTGTAACAAAACCGGCACCGATCTCGAAACGGAAATCGTTCATAAGATATCTGCCAACGAGAAAAAATATCCCGCGTCACTGGTTCGCGGATCTTCGAAAAAATACACTGAATATGAGGGAAGCAAAAATGATTAGTATCGCCGCTCAAATCGCAAAATCAAAATCTTCAATTATCTCGCATACGCAGATCGCCGTTAAATCCGGGAGAATGAGATCGATGAATGACATCGCCATTTATGAATGCCCTACAGAAATAGCTGGTGATTTTGTTGTGGACGCTGGCAAAATGGCGCACGCTGTCAAGTCGTGCGGTGATGAATTCACCGTCAAGCACGCGAAAGCCGGAGTAACCGTGTCAAATGGCCGTTTCCGGTCCACTATCCAGACTCACGACATTGACACATACCCTTGGATTGAAAACACGGATCAGATGGAAGAAATAACGCTTCCGTCTGATTTTATCGATATCATGAAAACCATGAAATCATTCATCAATCCTGCCGATGTTCGAGCGATGTTGCGAGGAATTAACATCTCTCCGGATGGCGTGATGGCCGCATCAAATGGTCACACGATGATTACCAGAAAGATAGAATCGCGACCTGCGTCAGGATTGACCATACCTCATGATGCGATTGACATTATTAGTAGAATTCCCGGCACCATCAAGAACGTGCAACATTCGCAAAGAGGAATGATACTGAAATTCTCAGGCGATCAGGAATTGACAATCAAATTGATTGACGAGAAGTTTCCAGACGTGAGTCGTTTTATAAAAAGCGATCCGCTCCCTGCAATCCCTGCCGATATGCTTGAGTCGGTCACCACTCTGGCCGGATTCGGGCAACAGACGTTTAAGACCATCCAGGTTCGCAATGGATCGATGAGTATCGTTGACGGAAATTCTACCGCCAGCATTGACGGATTCGACTTGCCGGATTGCGCATTCAACGCCGACTATTTCCGGACGATGCTGCGTATTGCGGAGAATGCAGACTTTTCGACATTTCCGCAAACTCACTGGTCTGGAAACGGGTTTAATGGTGTACTGATGGGGATTAAGATATAATCTCCACATCATCTCCAACCCTCAGCCGTTCCTATCCTAACGGCATTTATCCCGGCCTCAAAACCGGGATTTTTTTCGTCTGGGGGTTGTTTTTGTGTATCGGTTGTGTATAATTGAATCATAGACAAACACAACAGAGGGTAAGAAGATGTTCACTTTTTCAAATGACCCATTAACCGCCCTGCAACAAGTGCAGGCGCTCATGAACGATGGCCAAGCCAGCGTTTCGTTCGACTGGCGTTGCCAGATCGAGCCCGCCGGCGTCCGGGTAGGCCGCACGAAGTTCGGCGGCAGAGTTCTGCAAATCTCACACAATGGCGTGTGGGATTACGCCCTTGGCGGTGACTCCATCCGGGACGGCGTAACGGGCGCGCACTATGACGTGCCAGCCAATACCGCCCAATACTGGGTGTCTGGCGATTGGGACATTGCCAGTTAACCAAACCAGCGCCACGGACGGCGCGTTAAACGAGGACACAGAATGAAAACCCGCCACCAGGTTAGCCTGGACACCCAAACCGCTGAGACTGCCAAG